GGTGTTGCAGCTGATGGAGCTTAATCATGGCTATTACCCGTTCACAACTCGTTAAAGAGCTGGAGCCCGGCCTGAACGCTCTGTTCGGTCTGGAGTACAAGCGCTATGAGAACGAACACGAAGAGAATTTCGCAATCGAAACCTCTGACCGTGCGTTCGAAGAAGAAGTGATGCTGACCGGCTTCGGTTCCGCCCCGGTGAAGACCGAAGGTGCTGGCGTGGCATACGATACCGCTTTGGAATCGTTCACTGCTCGCTACACCCACGAGACCATCGCCATGGCGTTTGCGCTGACCGAAGAAGCCGTTGAGGACAACCTCTACGACCGTCTGTCGGCTCGCTACACCAAGGCTCTGGCTCGCTCTATGGCGAATACCAAGCAGGTCAAGGGCGCTTCGGTGCTGAACAATGCTTTCACCGGCGGCGCTTACGCTGGCGGCGACGGTGTTGCTCTGTGCTCTACCGCTCACCCGACCGCCCTGGGTCCCGACTTCTCTAACCGTCCCGCCGTTGCTGCTGACCTGAACGAGACCTCTCTCGAGCAGGGCATCATCGACGTGGCTGCGTTCACCGATGAACGTGGCCTGAAGGTGGCCTTGACGGTTCGCAAGATGATCGTTCCCAAGGAACTGCAGTTCACGGCTGAGCGCCTGATGAAGTCCACGCTGCGCACCAGCACGGCTGACAACGACATCAACGCAATCAAGTCGATGGGCCTCGTTCCCGAAGGCTACGCCGTCAACCACTTCCTGACCGACACCAACGCATGGTTCCTGATCACCGATGCGCCCAACGGTCTGAAGATGTTCGAGCGTTCGCCCATCCGCACCGCCTTCGAAGGTGACTTCGACACCGGCAACGTGCGCTACAAGGCTCGTGAGCGTTACAGCTTCGGCTGGTCTGACCCTCGCGGCATTTACGGTTCTCCTGGCGCTTAATCAGCGGCAGAAAAATCGTGAAAGGGGCCCTTGTGGCCCCTTTTCTTTTGGTGTATATTGGCCCCATTCCGGGGTTTTTGGCGCTCCTGACAGGTCCCGGCCTGACGACATGCAGACAGAAGCGCCCCACCACTCGCATGTGAGGAACAAATGGCAAATACCACTTTCACCGGACCGGTTCGTTCCCAGAACGGTTTCCAATCCATCACCAAAAACGCCACCACTGGCGCAGTCACTGTCAACTCTTCGTTTGGCAAGGACGTGATCCTGAGCGCTCAGTCCCTGTCTGGCGCAGGCGCAGTTGATGTAACCAACGCTTTCACTTCGCTGACCACCACTGGTGCTTCGCAGGCCCTAACGTTGGCCGACGGCACGGTTGGTGAGATTAAAGTCATCGTTCACACCGTGGACGGTGGCAGCGCAGTGCTGACCCCCACCACCAAGATTGGCTTCACCACCATCACCTTCACCGCTGTGGGGGATTCCGCAATGCTGATCTATACGGCTGCAGGCTGGGCTGTGATTGGTTCCAAGGGCGCGACCATCGCTTAATAGGAGTCCGACATGGGCTTTCAATATGACGTAAAAGCGAAAACGGTGACCAGTACCGGCGCGTCCGGTATTGGTACTCCCCGTGCTCGCATCAAGGCCATCTACTACGTCCCCGGAGGCTCCGCTGGATCCATTTCTTTTAAGGATGGAGGCACCGGAGGCACCGAACTGATTAATCTGGCAACCCCTGCCAGCACGACAGGTACTGGGTCTATGTATGTGCTGATCCCTAATGATGGTGTGCGCTTTGAAGCGGACCCCTACATCACCCTCACAAACGTGACCTCTGTCACGTTCTTCTAAGGTTAAGGAGCCTATTATGGGACGAGCAGCAAAAATGGAAGACCCCCTGTATCAGGGGGAAGTGCAGCCCGGTGCGCAAAAACAGGACATGTCTAAGGGGGGTCCTAAGCAGACCCCACGCAAGAACTACCAAAAGCCCTCGGCTTCTGTGGCTCCGCGTGGCGTAGGCATGGCTCGCAACAAACAGTGCAAGATGTACTGACATGGCCAAGTCTCCGGCATGGCAACGCAAGGAAGGCAAATCGGAGAACGGCGGCTTGAACGCCAAGGGTCGCGCCTCTGCCAAAAAACAGGGGATGAACTTGAAACCTCCCCAGCCGGAAGGCGGCAAACGCCGAGACTCTTTTTGCGCCCGTATGGAAGGGATGAAGAAAAAGCTCACCTCCGCCAAGACGGCCAAAGACCCGGATTCTCGGATCAACAAGAGCCTCAGAGCCTGGAAATGTTGAGATGGACCTGAGCACTGTATGGACCAGCGCACTCACGATCATCATGGCCTTAATGGGCATGGTGATTCGTTCGCGGGACAAAGAAATCGAGGGTGTGCGCCTGGATCAGGGCAAAGACCGCGAGGAGATGCAGCGCCTGCAGGTGCTGCTCAATCGCACCCGAGAAGAAGTGGCCAAAGAGTACGTGACCAAGGTCGAAGTGCATGCCGACATCAACCGGGTTCTGGTTCGCTTGGAGCAGCTCGATGCTAAGCTGGACAGATTGATTTTGGAGAAGCACAATGCCCCCGGTAAGTAAAAAGCAAAAGCGTTTGATGGATGCAGCGGCTCACAGCCCTGCATTTGCCAAAAAAGTTGGTGTCCCAATGTCCGTTGCCATGGATTTCAGCGAGTGTGGCAAAGGCAAAAAATTCAGAAAAGGCGGTGAAACTATGAACCATGGAACTAAAAGTTACGCCAAAGGCGGGTTGGCCAAGCGCGGCCAGGGTATTGCCAAGAAAGGTTTTGCCAAAGGCGGTGCCATCACCGCTTCTGGTGCCGATACGGCAGGCCCACAGGGCAAAACCATCAGCCAGCCGGTAAAGAAATCGGTGTCTGGGGACAACGTCAAAGTTCGCGGAGTGGGTGCCGCTCGCGCTCGCGTCGCCACGATTTATTAAGCCATGACCACCTCCGGCACATCCGACTTCAATTTGGAGTTCGATGACATGATCGTCGAGGCGTATGAACGCTGCGGCATCGAGGTCAGGGATGGCTACGACATGAAGACGGCCATGCGGTCGATCAATCTTCTTTTTGCAGAGTGGGCCAACCGGGGGCTTAATCTTTGGACGATTGAGCAGCGAGAGGTGACCTTGGTTACGGGCACCTATCAATACGCGTTGCCGCTTGACACGGTGGACGCGCTATCTGCGGTAATTCGGACAAATGCTGGCCAATCTACCCAGCAAGACATCACAGTGGATCGCATTGGATATGCAGAGTATTTGCATATTCCGAACAAGAGCACGCAGTCTCGACCTGCTCAGTGGTTCTTGCAGCGCACCACAACGCCGCAGCTGTTCCTGTATCCGGCACCGGACGCGACGCAGACCTACGTCTTCCGTTACTACGCTGTTCGTAGAATTCAAGATACCGGCACCTTCACCAACACGGCGGATGTGGTGTTCCGTTTCTTGCCGTGTCTGGTAGCGGGTCTTTCCTATTACTTGTCAGTCAAGAAAGCCCCGGACCGCGTTCAATTGCTCAAGACAATGTACGACGAAGAGTTTACCCGTGCCTCTAATGAGGACCGCGAAAACTCTGGCTATTTTGCTGTGCCTATGTATCAACAGAGGTGACGCATGGCCACAGGATACGTATCAGGCAAATTTGCAATTGCGCTGTGCGATCAGTGTGGGCAGCGCTTTAAGCTAAACGCGTTGATCAAGGATTGGAAAGGGTTCAAGGTTTGCCGGGAGTGCTACGAGCCCAAGCACCCGCAGTTGGAGCCTAAGCGCACGATTAATGAGCCGATTGCTTTGTATCAGCCGCGCCCAGAGGCCCGAATGGCTGTTACAGTCTATGTAGGCTGGACTGTTGACACGTCGATTGCAAGCGTGGGCATGCAGCCAATGCCGTATGCTAAGCAGTTGTACGCAGGTGGGGTACTGTCTCCAGTTACGGTGGTAATCACATGAACTACACACAACTCAAAGTTGCCATTCAGGACTATGTCCAGAACACCTTCACTGAGACCGAGCTGGCTACCTTTGTGCAGCAGGCGGAGCAGCGCATCTACAACACGGTCCAGCTTGCCAACCTGCGCAAGAATGTCACGGGCGCACTATCCACTGCCAACAAGTACCTGTCCGCCCCTGGGGACTACCTGTCTACCTATTCTTTGGCGGTCTATTCATATGCGACTCCCACTATCACAGGAACTTCAGGGTCGTTTAACATCACGGTATCTTCTTCCACAGATGTCGTAGTTGGTCAGTCTGTGTATGGCACGGGCGTAGGCACCGGTGCGGTGGTGACGGCGATCAATGGTTTGGTTGTTACAGTGGACGTGGCCAATAGTGGGGCGGTATCGGGAACCGGTACGTTTCAGGGGGACTACGTTTACTTGAAAAATGTGGATGTCAACTACATTCGGCAGGTGTATCCAAATCCCAAGCAAACGTCTCAGCCAAAATACTATGCAATCTTTGGCCCGACCTACAACCAGGAAACGGAACTGTCCTTCATCGTGGGCCCCACTCCTGATCGGGTCTATCAGGCAGAATTGCACTATTATTACTACCCGGTGTCGATGACTGATACGGTCAACAACCCGACGGGGACGACGTGGCTGGGGGACAACTTTGACTCCGTGCTGCTTTATGGTTCCCTGATGGAGGCGTATACTTTCATGAAGGGCGAGCAGGATCTTCTGCAGCTGTATGACACCAAGTACAAGGAAGCGCTGATGCTCCTGAAGAACCTGGGCGATGGCAAGCAGCGTGGCGATGCCTACCTGGATGGGCAAGTTAAGGTCAAGGTGCAGTAATGATTACCGCAGGACTCGTCACCAGCTTCAAAAGAGAGGTCCTCTTGGGGATCCACGACTTGCTGAACGACGTGATCAAGATCGCGCTGTACACCTCTGCAGCTGAGCTGGGCCCAGAAACCACGGTCTACACGCCGGTGGGGGAGGTCTCCAGCTCGGGGACTAACTACACCACTGGGGGCCAAGTGCTATTGCTGCCCCAGGTAGGGGGCGGAAATGGCACGGGCTATGCCACCTTTAGTGACCCAATTTGGTATGCCACCACCTTTTCAGCGCGTGGTGCTTTGATCTACAATTACACGAAGGGCAATAAAGCCATTGGTGTGATGAATTTTGGGTTGGATCAGGTGACCCTGACTCAGGAGTTCAAGATTCAATTTCCTGCATACACCCCAGAATCAGCACTGATTCGCATCACCTAAGGAGTAATCATGTCCATCGAAAAAGCAATCTCTACCGACACCGTCAGCGGAACCTTGATCCGTAGCGGCCAGCCCGAAGACCAGTTGATGGCTTTGGGTAAATTCACCATGGAGTGCTACGACTCCGAAGGCAAGCTGAAATGGTCTGCTGAGAACCACAACCTCGTGGTGAACGTCGGTCTGCAATACATGTGCGGCACGGCCCTGACCTCGGTTGCCCAGATCACGACTTGGTACATCGGCCTGTACGGCGCTGGCGCGTCTAACACCCCTGCCGCTGGTGACACCATGTCCTCCCACGCTGGCTGGACGGAAGTCGTGCCCTACAGCAACGCCACCCGCCCCGCCTGTACGTTTGCCACGGCAACGACGGCCAACCCCTCGGTGGCTACGAACTCCGCCTCGGTTGCGGTGTTCAACATAAACGCTACGTCCACCGTTGGCGGCGCATTCTTGGTCAGCAACAACACCAAGTCGGGTTCTACCGGTACGCTGTTCTCTGCCGCTGACTTCACGGGCGGCGACCGCTCGGTTGCTTCTGGCGACACCCTGAACGTGACCTACACCCTGAGCTTGGCTGGCTAATAGAGACGGCGATGATCAAGATTGATTTCGAGTTTGAGACCCAGTATGGAAGATTCGCGGATGCGCTGCATCTACCGGACGACCACAACTTGTCCGGCGCAGAAATCGCTGCCATGAAACAGCAGCGCCTTGATAACTGGATTGCCGCCGTAACTGCCCCGCCACCTGACGAACCTCCAGCGCCGGAGGTGTAAATGGCAAACCGCTATTGGGTTGGGGGGTCGGGTAGCTGGACTGCCGTCTCTACAACAAGCTGGTCCGCTACGTCTGGCGGCGCTGGTGGCGCGTCTGCGCCGACTGCTGCTGATTCTGTATTTTTCGATCAGGCAGGAACCTACACCGTCACCATGGCGAATGGATTGACCTGTCTGGACCTTACTGTTTCCGCTGGCACAATTACGTTTAATCAGGGGACAGGTCCTACGCTTGCCGTAAGCGGGTCCATGTCATTGATTGCTGGAACTGTATGGAATAACACGGGCACCATTACGTTTAACGCCACAACCACTGGCAAGACAATTACCACCAATGGCACAACCATTAGCGGGGGGATAACACTTAACGGAGTTGGTGGAGCATGGACATTAGGTAGTGCATTAAATATCGGATCAAACAGTCTTACTGTAACAAATGGTACGTTTGACACTGGTAACTACAACTTTACTGCTGGAAGTATTTCTTCTAACAACAGTAATACTAGAACAATTACGCTTGGTTCAAGTACGGTTACATTAAGTGCGGGTGGTGCAATAAGCATGAGCACCATAACAAACCTGACATTCAATGCTGGAACATCGCAAATAAATGTATCAAACAATTTTCCAGTTATTAATAGCGGAGGGTTAACTTTTTATAACGTAACTGCGACAAGCACCAGTGATGGTGCTCTTTCAATTCAAGGAATTAATACATTTAATAATTTAACCGTAACGCCGCCGTCATCAGCCGGTATATTTGTCTTACGTTTTAATGCCAACCAGACAATCAGTAATACGCTTTCAGTTGCAGGTGGATCAGCTATCAGGCGTATATACGTTCAGTCTGGAGATTCTTCAAATAATGCAATTGTCGGGACTACTCGCACGTTGACTGTTGGTACTTTATCTGCCACAGACTGTGATTTTAGAGACATCACAATAGCTGGAACTGCTTCGGGTGGATCTCCGACTCGCGCAGGGGACTGCGGCGGCAACTCAGGTATCACGTTTCCTGCCGCAAAAACTGTTTATTGGAACCTTGCTGCTGGAGGCAACTGGTCTGCTACTGGATGGGCGGCTAGTAGTGGCGCAAGTCCTGCTGTAAACAATTTTCCTCTTGCCCAGGATACTGCAATATTTGAGGCAACCGGACTTAATAGTGGCGTTACAGTTACTATAAATAAAGAGTGGAATATTGGCACGATTGATATGTCAGCTAGGACCAGCAACACAATGACGCTGGCCTCAAGCACCTTTACGCCTACAATTTATGGTAACTGGATTAACGGTACTGGAACTACATTAACAGGAATAGACATAATAACTTTTGCTGGTCGTGTAAGCCAAACAATCACCAGCGCAGGTAAATCGTTTACTCAACCAATCACGATCAATAGTCCTGGTGGTACTGTAACTGCTCAAGATGCTTTTACAACCGGCTCGACTCGCACAACAGTGCTTACGGCTGGAACCTTAGACCTAAATAATCTGACTTGGACAACAGGTTTGTTTTCCTGTGGCGGGGGTACGCTTGCGTTCGGTACTGGTAATATTTCATTAACAAGCTCTGGAAGCCCATGGATAGGGTCAGTCAGCACAACTATTACTGGAACGCCTAACGTATATTTAACCTATTCTGGTGCTACCGCAATAACACTTTCTTCTGGGGCTGTTACAGAAGCAAATTCAATCAATTTTATTATTACTGCTGGATCATATCAATTTGCACAACCAAGCGTTGCTAGAAATCTTGATTTTTCCAACGGTGGTTTATCTACATTTACTGGTATATGGGCAGGTTCTAGCAGCGCTTTGACTTGTTACGGAAACCTGACTCTAAAATCAGGCATGACGACTACAGGTACTGGGCCTACTACGTTTGCAGCCACTAGCGGAACCAAGACAATCACCAGCGCAGGGGTGGCTCTTTCCCGAAGCATGACTTTTAACGGGGTGGGCGGTACATGGCAGCTTCAGGATGCGTTGAACATTGGTTCAAGTACGCTTACGCTAACCAACGGTACGTTTGATGCCACAACCTACAACGTAACTGCTGGTTCGTTTTCTTCTAGTAACTCTAACGTAAGAACTCTTGCAATTGGTTCTGGCACTTGGACTCTCACAAGCGGAGGTTCTGCGTGGAGCGCTGCAACTTCCACAAATTTAACCGTTACTGGAACCGGCACAGTCAGCTTGACTGCCGCTACTGCAAAAACATTTGCAGGTGGAAGCGTTGCTTATACAAACATAACGCTTGACCAAGGCGGTGCGGGTGCATTAACCATTAGCGGTACAAACACCTTCAAAGACATTACTGCAACCTATACCGCAACAGCCGCCACAACAATAACATTGACGTCCTCTGTTGCGCAAACTGTTTCTCAATTTACTGGCGCAGGTGCGGCGGCAAAATTATTAACAATAAACAGTTCAACAGCTGGAACCAGAGGAACTCTCACGTTATCGGGTGGCGGCACAGTATCCACCAATTACCTCAACGTGCAAGATGTCTCCTTTTCTCCCCTGCCAGCTACTGACGGAACAACCCCGTATGTCTGGTATCTAGGAGCAAACTCCACAAACAGCGGCAACAACACTGGTGGTTTGTTCCAAGCTGGCGGAGCAGGTGCGCTCAAGGTTTATCAGATCACCGACACAGCCACCACATCATGGACTGTTCCTAGTGACTGGAACAACACAAACACCATTCATTTGATTGGCGGTGGAGGCGGTGGGTCAGGCGCTCGCGCACCATCTGCAACTAACAAAGCAGGTGGCGCTGGCGGCGGTGGTGGTGGCTATACCTCGGTAACAAATTATTCAACCACGGGCGGTTCTTCAATTACTGTTGCGGTCGGCACAGCAGGAACAGCAGGTGGAACTACTGGCGGCACAGGCGGTACAACTTCTTGGGCGGTAACCAATACTGCCACAGGGGGTGCTGGCGGTACTACAACAACAACTCCTACATCAGTAGGTGGAACAGGCGGTTCCGGTACATATTCTGGTGGTACTGGTGGCGCGGGTTCAACGACCACAACCTCTGGTGTATATGTTACTGGTGGCGGTGGCGGCGGCGCTGCTGGGCCTAATGGAGCCGGGGGCAACGGCGGTATTGGTTTTGCTAACGCGACTGCGGCCAACACGGCTGGTGGTGGCGGTGGTGGTAACGGCGGTGGTTCTGCTGGTGGTAACGCATCTTCTGCTCTTGGCGGCACAGGCGGTAACAATTTTGGCGGCGCTGGTGGCGGCGCTTCTAATACGGCAGGCACAGTCGGTGGCGGCGGTGGTGGCGGCGTCAACTCCGCTGGTAAAGCAGGTGGCGCGGGTATTGATATTCTTAACGCCATTGGCGGTGGTGGCGGCCCTGGTGGTTCTGCTCCTACAGGTACGTCTAGCACAGCAGGTGTGGCCGGTGCCAATTATGGTTCAGGCGGTAGTGGAGGAACATCAAATTCATCAACTACTGTTAACACAGGCGGCGCAGGTACTCAAGGCATAATCGTCATTGCCTACGTCCCAACCGGCGGTGGCACCTATACAGGGGATATTGCAGAGACCTCTACGGCTACTGACTTATTCAATGCTGCCGCTCTGTTTGGCGGAGTAATCAGCGAGACCGCCACGGCTACGGATTCCCTGTCGGCGCAGGCTGACTTCTTCCCCATCATTCTGGAAACAGTCACCGGGACGGACGCCGTTTCCGGGGTAATGACCTTCTTCGGGGTTGTGGACGAGTCGGCTACTGGCACGGATCAGTACATCAGTGGACTGGCGTTTGCCGCTGCGTTTGCCGACTCCCTAGCTGCCTCAGATGCGTACTTGCCGGGGTTGGCGTTTGCTGGCGTTATTTCCGAGACTTCCACAGCCACGGACTCCAACAGTGCGCTGCTGTATGCGGTAGCCTACGCGGCTGAAACAGCCACGGCAACGGATGCCTTGACAACCCGGGCGGACTTCCTCACTTCAATTCAAGAGCAAGCTACGGGAACAGATGCCGTTACCGTGCGCGGTACGTTCAATGTGGCCTCTGCGGACTCAGCAACTGCCACGGACAACATTTCCATGGCTTTGTTTATTCCGGCCAGTTTTGCTGACTCTACCACGGTGGCCGACGCCATTCTTGGCCTAAACAGCTTGTATACGGTAGTGTCCGAATCAGGTACGATTACTGACGCCCCAAGCGCCCGCTTGGGCGCTGCGGCCTTCCTAAACGAAACAGCCGCAATAACGGAACTTATTTCCCCCATATTTACCTTTGGGGTTTCCGTGGTTGATACTGCAGCCGCAACGGAAACCAACGTTCCTGCAGTAAGTTATAACGCGCAGTTATCAGAATTGGCAACGGCATCTGATGCGTTCCTTGGGGACTTCTTATGGAGCCCAGTTGATGACAGCCAGACGCCTGGATGGGTGCCGGTTGTGAATACTCAGCCCCAGCGCTGGACTGAAATTGATGACAACCAGGACCCCAACTGGCAAAATATACCCACCATGTAACGGAGTGACACATGACGACCTATTCCTCAAATCTGCGTTTGAATTTGATTGCCAGCGGAGCTGAGGCTGGAACCTGGGGCAACACGACCAACTACAACCTGGGAACCCTGGTGGAAGAGGCAATCACGGGCTTCGCTACGGTCACCGTGACCAGCGCAAACCAAGCTCTTACCGCCAACAACGGGACAGAGGACCAGTCGCGCATGGCGCTGCTGGCGTTTGCTTCGTTTGCCTCTCCGTTCAACATCTACGCTCCTCCGGTCACTAAGTCCTACATTATTTGGAACCAGACCTTGGGGGACATGAAGCTGTACAACTCAACGGTGATTGGTAATACCACTGCTGCGGGATCGTATGCCACGATCAAGGCGGGGGAGAAGGCTGTTGTTTTTAGTAATGGGACGAACTTTTACAACGTCACGGTCAGCTCGATCAACGTTTCTGGCGGCACCACCGGACTGACGTTCTCCGGGGGCCCGATCACTGACTCGGGCACGATCACCATGTCCGGCACGTTGGCCGTGGCCAATGGCGGAACGGGCGTGACGACCTCAACGGGCACTGGATCCAACGTCCTATCTACCAGCCCCGCGCTGACCACTCCTACCCTGGGCACGCCTTCTGCTGCTGTTCTTACGAACGCAACTGGGCTTCCTCTCACCACGGGGGTCACGGGCGTATTGAATGTGATTAACGGCGGAACCGGAGCGACCACCTCAACGGGTCTGGGGGCGGTGGTTAAGTGGGACAGCCCCACGCTACTCACGCCTAACTTGGGAACCCCTTCTGCTATCACCTTGACGAATGCTACGGGGCTTCCGCTCACAACGGGCGTTACAGGTACGTTGCCGGTGGCAAATGGCGGCACTGGGGCCACGTCCATCTCGTCTGGTGCTTTGGTCAAAGGCAATGGTTCCAGTGCTTTCTCCGCCGCGTCCTCTGCGGACATTGTCACGGCAATTGGCGCTACAGCGGTACAAAATGCAACGAGCGCAACTACTGCCAGCCTTGCCACGAATGCCAACAACTTGGTATCTGGCGGCACGATTGCCAGCAACGTAACGGCCACCACACAGTCTTTGGGAACAAATAACACGACGGTGGCTACTACCGGATACGTGCAATCAGAGCTTGCTTATAACGTAATTGGCTCAAACCAGACTTGGCAGAATATGTTGAGTCCTAGTGTGCAGCGGGTTGCCAATACAACCTATACCAATACTACTGGTAGGGCAATTATGGTTATGGTTACCGTATCACTAGGTGCAACAACTGCTACTTTTTACATTAACGGAGTTGCTGCAGCTGCTATTGGTGGTGACAATAACAACAGCAGTCCTTTTTCAGTCATCATTCCGGCGAACACTACTTACAAAGTAAATACTGGCGTTTCTTACTGGTGGGAACTTCGTTAAATTTTGATCATGGGCTGTCACTACCATTGTTGTTTGAAATTCCTAACGGGCGGAGAAACATAAATGCCGTTGCAAAAGCTCTCTCTTCGTCCCGGCATTAACCGGGAAGGCACCTCCTTGGCCAACGAAGGGGGCTACTTTGAGTCGGACAAGATCCGATTCCGTTCTGGCTACCCCGAAAAAATTGGGGGATGGACGATGGATCAGGGCACGGCGGACACCACCACGTTTGTGGGCGAACTGGCTCCGCCAACGGGATCCTTCTGGGGCGTGTGCCGTTCACTGTGGAACTGGATCAACCTGCTTGGCTACAACCTCCTGGGGCTTGGAACAAACCTAAAGTTCTACATTCAGAACGGCCCAGGGGGCTATTTTTATGATGTAACGCCCATCAGAAGTACAACGGCTCCTGGTGGAGTCACATTTGCAGCCAGCTCAGGGTCCCCCATCTTGCTTGTCACCGATATATCGCATGGGGCGCAAAACGGGGATTTTGTTACTTTTAGCGGAGCTGTGTCCCTTGGCGGTGCGGTAACAGCGTTGGTTTTAAACGCAGAATATCAAATTACCTACGTCAGCGATTCCCAGTACACCGTCACGTTACCGGTTAATGCAACTGGAGGGGACGTTGGTAACGGGGGTGCAGCTACCGTTGCTCAGTATCAAATCAACACAGGTGGAGGCACTTATACCGCTGGAGTAGGCTGGGGCGCGGGCGGCTGGGGCGGATCTTCGGGCCCTTCCGCAACTTCAACATTGACAGGGGCCCCACTGAGCGCACTGCCGCTTACCACTCTTTCTACTGCCTTGAGCGCGTCGGCAACCACTATTTCTGTGGCAACTACTGCTGCTTTTTCGTCAACCGGGTCGTTGTCGATTGATTCTGAGATCATTAACTACACTGGCAAAACGGCCACTACCTTCACGCGCTGCACTCGTGGCTATTTGAGCACGGCAACAACGCATGTGGCGGCTACGGGTGTAACGGTTTGGACCGGAGCATTCGGGCTTGGAATCACTGTTGCTTCCACTGCCGGGTTTAATGTAATGGGCGGGTATATAACAATTGGTCGAGAGGTCATCAGCTACGTCACAGTTGTAGGGAACACGTTTACAGATTGTGTTCGAGCAGTGAACGGGTTTTCGAATGCAGCAACGATTGGCACCCCTGTTTATCAATACATGGGCTTGATATCAGGGTGGGGATCTCCTTCCACTACCGGCGTATCACAAGGCGTTCAACTGCGCACGTGGAGCCAATCCAATTTTGGCGAAGACTTGATCATTAACCCACGTGGCGGGGCTGTCTACTACTGGGCCAACAGTCCCACAGCAGTATTCAATCGTGCTCAGTTGCTCGGTCCTTTGAGCACGGTCACTCTAAAAGGGGGCACGTTCACTGCTGATAGCTCTTGCCCTTCTGTTGCCAACTTCGTAACCGTGTCTGACGCGTCGCGGTTTGTGATTGCATTTGGCACCAACGAGTTGCCTGCGGGAAAGGACTTGGTCGCACCCACGGCGCAAGACCCAATGTTGATCCGTTGGTCGGACCAAGAAGATCCGTTTGTGTGGTGGCCGGAGGCTACCAATCAGGCAGGAAGTTACCGCCTGAGCCATGGTTCTACCATCGTGACGCAACAACAAACCCGCCAGGAAATTCTGGTGTGGACGGATACCTCGCTGTATTCCATGCAGTTTTTGGGGCCCCCTTATGTGTGGGGGTTTCAAATCATGGGCGACAACATCTCGTTGATTGGACCCAATGCGGTAGCTGTGGCCAACAACATAACATTTTGGATGGGGACAGATAAATTTTACATGTACACCGGTCGTGTGGACACGTTGCCCTCCACACTGCGCCAGTATGTGTATGACGACATCAACCTAAACCAGGGGTATCAGTGTTTTGCCACGACAAACGAGGCATACAACGAGGTGTGGTTCTTCTATTGTTCTGCAAACTCCTCGGAAATTGACAAGTACGTGGTCTACAACCATCTGGAAAACGTGTGGTACTACGGGACAATGACTCGCACAGCGTGGTTGGACACGCCACTTCGGGATACGCCGATTGCAACACTGCCTTCAACTCCGACGTTTATTGGAAGCATTTCCAGCACAACTCTGACCGTTACGCAGGTGACGGCAGGAGCCATAGTATCGGGTATGACGTTGGTGGGAGATGAAATCCCCGCAAATACAACTATTACCCATTTGGAACCGGCACTGGGGGCACGGGCACCTATACGATCAGCACGCCGCTCACTATTGCTTCTCAAACGATGACTGGAATTACTCCCCAGCCGTGCGGTATTTTGGTCAATCAAGAAAGTGGTAATGATGACGGGACCACAAACCCTGCGTCACCGATCTACGCGTATGTCCAATCCTCTGATTTTGATATCGGTGACGGGCACAATTTTGGATTTGTGTGGCGCATACTTCCTGATTTAACTTTTGACGGATCTACGATCAACAATCCAACGGTCAATATGACAATCCGTCCCCGTAAATTTCCTGGCTCGCCATACGGCACCGAGGAAAACCCGTCCATAATCAGCGCCCAAAACTACCAAAACCAACGTACCTACACTGTTCAAGAATTCACTGAGGAAGTATTTGTGCGTCTGCGTGGACGCCAGATGGCTTTTAAGTTGGAATCGACCGAACTGGGGGTGTCTTGGCAGCTTGGGGTACCTCGTATCGACCTGCGCCCGGATGGCCGCAGATAAGGAAGGCTGATGTCAACATTGATCGTCACCTCAGAGGCACAGCTCACCCGAGTTGTGCCTCCTAACTTGCCTCTGGCACCTGCTCAGTACAACCCCCAGTACCAAGAGCAGTTCAACAACGTGCTGCGCTTGTATTTCAACCAGCTCAACAAGATTGTGGGACAGCTCATGGCCACCACCTCAGAACTGCCAATTTCCTTTCCGTCTACGTCTACAGATGCCTTCGGGCGCCTGCGGGTCAGCAACCCCCTGACTTTGTTTGACTCTTCCCACCGTTACGCAGACAACAACCTGTGGGCAAGCAGCATTACTGGCACTGCAGCGGCTACGTTCAGCGCGGACGAGGGCTTGGTTAACCTGACTGTGGGTTCTGCCAGTGGAGACCAGATCATCCGCGAGACCATCAAAGTCTTTGCATACCAGCCGGGCAAGAGTCTGCTGGTTATGAACACCTTTGTGTTTGGTACAGCCAAAGCCGGTCTGCGCCAGCGAGCAGGATATTTTGGCGCGGCAAACGGCATCTATTTTGAACGCGACGGAACGACCAACTACATGGTCGAGCGCAGTAGCGTGACTGGGTCTTTGACTAATACACGAGTTGCTCAGGCCGACTGGAACCAAGACCCTATGGACGGCACTGGGCCGTCGGGCCTGACGCTGGATGCCTCTAAGGCGCAGATCCTGTATTTAGACATTGAATGGTTGGGTCTTGGCACTGTTCGCACGGGGTTCATCATCAACGGCGCGTTTGTCCCTGTCCACAACTTTGACCATGCCAACTTAGTCACCACCACGTACATCACCACTGCCTCTTTGCCACTGCGGTACGAGATGACGAACACGGGAGCTACATCCGGGGCCAGCACTCTGAAACAAGTCTGCTCGACCGTGATTTCTGAGGGTGGATATGAACTGCGCGGTGCTCAGCTATCTGCTGGCAATACCATCACCAGCCCAAGAACACTAACCACTTCCGGGACGTTTTATCCAGTTGTGTCGTTTCGCCTGAAATCAACCCGGCTGGATGCCATTGCCATTCTGACGGCCATATCTATCTTGGGTATCACAAACAACGCGAACTACAAGTGGGAAGTTGTGGCGGCGGGCACTACGACTGGCGGAACGTGGGTCAGCGCGGGAACAAACTCAGCGGTGGAATACAACATTACTGGAACCGCATTCACTGTGGGTACCGGGCGAATTTTGGCGACGGGTTATTTCCAAGGCTCTAATCAGGGGTCATCCAGCGTTGACATCCTCAAGGCTGCACTGTTTACCACCCAGCTTGAGCGAGACCCCTTCACTGCAACTGCCTATGAGATAACATTGGCTTGCGCTAGCGATGGAGCCAGCCACCAAGTACTCGGCTCGTTGGATTGGGAAGAAGTCAGCCGGTAATTGACGCAGTGACGCCAATCCTGATTGTCTGAAACCCCTCCTCATGATACGATTCAACCACTCTTACGCCCTGCAAAGGAACCCCCATGGCCACTGAACAACAAGGCATTATGTCCCTGCCACAAGGGGGCCAAGAAGCCGCTCCGCAATTGTCAATCGACGACTCTTACGACGCTATTTCCGGGGCCCTGGGCGACACCAACCCTGAAGCCAGTGGCCAGATTCAGCAGTTGATGGCCCAGCTGACCCCAATGCTGGATCAGCTGACGGATGAACAGTTGGACTTGGTGATTGCGCTTTTCCAATACCTGCACGATCACCCGGAAAAGTATGCCGAAACCGTTCAACAGGCCATTTCCCAGGGGATTTTTGAAGAGGGCATGCTGCCTGAGAAGTACGATCCTGAGCTGATCGCCGCTTTGGGTATGGTGTTTCTGCAGGCAAAGCGGGAACGCCAAACGGGTAACGCCCGTGAAATGCAGGCCCAGATGCCGCAACCCCCGGCCACGATGGCACGGGGAGGTATTGCCGAAGCCGCTCGGATGGTGGCAAACCAAGGCCGTTATGGCGACACCACGCTTGCGCACATCACCAAAGGCGAAGCCCGCATGCTCAAAAAGCGCGGGGGTTCGGGCACCATCAACCCAAGTACTGGGCTACCTGAATATTGGAACCCCCTCAAGGATCTCGTTGATGCTGGTAAAAGCGTAGTAGGGGCTGTTCGCGGCGTCACCAGCGGCATCGCCGATGCGCTCAAGCCCGTCCTGAGCAGCACCGTTGGTCGAATCCTGGTCACTGCTGCCTTGGCCACGTTCCTTGGCCCGGGGGCCTTTGGCATTACCGGCATGGGTCTGGTCGGAAGTACCGCCGCCGCTGCAGGCCTTGCTTCTGGCATCGTTACCGGTGTGATGGGCGGCAGTCTCAAGGACGTTTTGAAGGCCGGTGCCACCTCGTACTTCTCCGCCGCTTTGGCTCCTGGAGTAGGCAAAGAGGTAGGAAGTGCTGTTGGCGTTACAAGTGCTGCAGG